ACCGCCCCGTCAGCGAGAGCGTGGATGCCGACAACCTGATCGTCAACAGCGCCGCCACCGACCTGTCAAACGCCAAGCGCGTCACGCACCGAGTGTACATGCGCCCTAGCACGGTCAAGCGCCTTCAGATCATTGGCATCTACAGCGACACCGATCTGGACACACCCAACGAGGTCACGCCCGATGCGGCGCAGGATGCCAAGAGTGCGCAGCAGGGCATCACAGCCACCTCGTCCAACCCAGATGACCGCGACCGCGAGATTTATGAGGTCTACTGCGAACTAGACATCAAGGGCTATGAACACAAGCTCAAGGGCAAGGTGACTGGCCTAGAAATCCCATACCGTGTCACCATTGACGTGTCTTCGCGCAAAATCTTGTCGATCACCCGTAATTTTGATCAGGACACCGCCGATCTGCCCGAAGCCCGCACGAACTTCGTGAAATACACGTTTGTGCCAGGTCTGGGTTTCTATGACATCGGCCTGCTGCACATCTTGGGCAACACCACCAACGCCATCACGGCGGCGTGGCGCGAACTTCTGGACGCTGGCATGTACGCCAACTTCCCAGGGTTCCTGATCAGTGACACGGGATCGCGCCAGAACACCAATATCTTCCGCATCCCACCAGGCGGGTCGGCCCAGATCAAGACTGGAGGGATGCCCATCAATCAGGCCATCATGCCGCTGCCGTACAAGGAACCATCGCAAGCTCTGATGGCACTGGTGCAGAACATGAGCGAGACTGGCATGCGCGTGGGTGGCACCTCCGAAGCTCAGGTTGGCGAGGGCCGCGCCGATGCCCCAGTTGGCACAACGCTGGCCATGATCGACCAAGCCACCAAGATCATGAACGCCGTCCACAAGCGCATGCACAGCGCGCAGGCGGAGGAGTTCTCTCTGCTGTTAAAGTGCTTCCGCGAGCATCCCGAAAGCTTCTGGGAGCGCAACCGCAAGCCCACCCTTCAATGGAATGAAGAACTGTTCATGCAGGCGCTGAATGACGTTGAACTGGTGCCGCAGGCTGACCCTAACACATCTAGCCACGCCCAGCGCGTGATGAAGATCATGGCGCTGAAGCAATTACAGGCCGCAAACCCCCAGATGTACGACGAGGATGCCATCGACAAGGCCGCGCTGCGCGCCATCGGTTGGTCTAACCCTGAGCAGTTCCTCAAGCCAGCGCAGGCCAAGCAGCCGCCACCTGAGTTCCTGAAGGGCGTTGAGGAGATCAAGATTGCCCACCAGAAGGCTGACGCTGACACGCTGCGCGCTCAGGCCACGATGTTGTCCGCGCAGTCGAGGTCAGGCGCACCGCAGGGGCCACAGGGGCCGCAGACAGACCCCGCCAAGATGCTGGCCGAGCAGAACAAGGCCCGCCAAATGGAATACGGCATGAAGCGCGACCAGATAAACGACGAGAACCGCGACCTCGACCGCGAGAAGGACTTGCGGGTCAAGCAGATGGAAGTAGACCGCGACCAGATGAATGATGCCGTGCGTATGCAGCACGAGCGCGACATGCAGGAACGTGACCACGCCGCTGATGCGGTTAAGCTGGCGATGCAAATCCGTAAACAGGGGCAGTAAATGGACAGAGACAAGGCAATCCGCGCGGCACTCCTGACGGCCAAGGGAATCAAGAACCGCAATGGTTTTGATCAGGGTGGTGCAGAGACAGGCAAAGGCATTCCAGCTTCTGAATACGTGGACATGTCTTGGTCTGACTACCTTGACAATCTTGTTCGAAACGCCCCGTCAAGCATTGCCAATCTGGTTTCTGACACCGTTGACTTTGCAGACCTTATGACAAATCCAGCCCGCATGAAGGAAAAAATAGAGTTTGCAAAGAACCTTACCCAAGGAACTGGACAGCTTGCTTACGGCGCTGGGTCAAAGGTAGCAAGAAATGCTCTCGGCTACGAGGGTGACCCCGCTGGTGAGGTTGCCCTAGACAGTGCAGCCGCTGAAATGGCTGGTCACTACGGCCTCGGCCAACCTGGGGAATTTTGGAAAAACCTTGCTGAAGACCCAGCATCCTATTTAGGCGATGCAGCCGCAGTTCTATCTGGCGGCACTGGTGCCACGATGAAGGCATTGAAGGCAATTGATGATGCTCAACTCAGGCAGCTAAATGAATTTGTTGACTTATATGTAAGTCCAAAACAAGACGTAAGTACGTTTAGAGATCGTCAATTTTACGAGCCAAGCAGTAATGAAATAAGCAGAATGGGGGTAAGTTTAACTCCAGATGAAGCGGCTTATTGGCAAAGGCTTTCAGATTCTGACACGTTCTTAAAGCGCGGAGTGTCGGCTGGTAGGGTTGCGGACAAAACAGGTATTTTGAGAATACCCCGTGTGAATATGGAGGGTGACGTTCTAGGCGATCCGCGAGAGCTTTTTGGTGCAACACCCGATGAAATGGCAGCGCTGCGCCCAGATCGTGCAAATTACTATGGGTTTACAGTAAATCGTGATGTAAAGCCAGAGTATATGGAAGACAGTGGATATTTTCTACCAAACCCAGGTCGGGAGGAGCTTTGGATTAATCCTAATTTAAGTAAAGAACAACAAGATAGAACCGAGAAGCACGAAATGACTCACGCAGACCAATACATAACTGGGGTTCCCCAAGGAGAAGGCGGAACAGGGCCAGACGTAGCGGCTAGAGACAGACTTGATTCTCTTAACTCACTTAATTCTCGCATCAGGGAGACAACAGACCCAACCGAAAGAGCTAGATTAAACGATCAATTTAAAACTCTTCGCCAAACATCTCCACTTGAATTGTATTTTAGAAACCCTGGAGAAATGCTTGCAAATTTGGCAAGCGGTGAAAAGAACATGGTAAAACAACTTAACTTTTCTCAATCATTAAATCCGTATATTAACAAAGATAAAGGGCCGCTTGAGAGGGTTGCTGACGCTGTTACCCAAGTTACCTTGGCAGACACAACTCCATTGATGACCTACCTTCAGAGAAAAAACATTTTGCCATCTGTTCACGAGGGAACCCATAGAGGTGTACCTATAGACGTTTCCAAGGCCATAGTTGGGTCGCCATTCAAGTCGCGGGGCGGCGCTATTGAACTGGCCCGCCACGCCACAGCAGTGGGCCGCGCTGGCGGCCAAATCGCTCCGTCCAAATACATGCCCAACGTCCCCCGCGCCGTTCACGCTGATGGTGGCGCGGCCAACGCCCCCATGTTCCAAGGTATCCACCCAGACCTTCAAGACGAAAGCGGCGCACCACTCAACCTGTATCACGGGACACCGCAAGGCAAAGAGTTTGAGGCGTTTGATGATGCCAAACTTGGCGAACGGGACGCTGGTTTCCATGGGCGTGGGCATTACCTTACGCCAAGCATGGACACAGCAAACGAATACACCATGGGGGACGGCGACCAAGGCGAGGGGATGATTGTCGGCCCGCTTCACGCCGCACTGAAGAACCCATACATCTGGGATGTTTCGGATGACATGAAGTCCAACAAAACCCTGCGCGACCTTCAGTCTATGGGGATCATGCGAGGTCAAGAAAAACTCAAACCTTGGGATAACCTACAGCAGCACCACATCCAGCCATTCATGGCGGAGATGAAAAAGCGTGGCCACGATGGCGTTGTTGTCAAGACTGGCCACGAGTGGCTACCCAACGGCATCTCTGAAGTCGTGGCATTCGACCCCAAGACCATCAAGCACACCGATGCAGAGGCGTTTGACCCGACAGACCCCCGCATCCGCCGCGAGGATGGTGGCGAGGTTGACAAAGCTACGGGCGGCCAAGTCATGGGCTACGTCCCAATGGCATCTCTGACCGTTCCACGGCTGGCCGTTGCGCGCGCGCCACAGTACCAACAGCAAGCACCCGTGGCACGGTTCAGCGAGTCCTTGAACTCCCTGATGGACACGGTTGAGGGCTTCAAGAAAAAGCCAGAGGCTGATGTTGCGTCTGGAACCATTGCCATGCCAGATGATGGGTACGAGGCGACTGGCATGTACGCCCCCTTCCAGAGCGCCATTGATAGGATGGTTGCCGATGCCCCAGGCAAGATCACCGTAGCATCTGGGTATCGCACCCCAGAGGAGCAGGAGGCACTTTGGAATGAGCATGCCGCAAAGTACCCAGACCCCGAAGTTCGGGATGACTACGTTGCGCGGGCTGGCCAGTCATCGCACAACTACGGCTTGGCGGCTGACCTGTCTTACGCTGACGAGGAAACCCTGAAGTGGGCGCAAGAAAACGCCCCAAGGTACGGTCTAAATTTCCGTATGGGCCACGAGGATTGGCACATCGAGCCAGCAAACATTTGGGAACTGCGCAACTCTATGACCGTTCCAGGATATGCATCTGGTGGCCGCACGTTGGACAAGTCTGGCCTGTACAGCAAAGCCCTTGAGGTTGCCCGCAGCATGCAGCAGAAGCGCGGCACCCCAGAGCAGTTTATGGCGCAACTGAAAAACTCCAAAGGCGTAAAGCCTGCTGAGATCGAGGCCATTGGCATGCCCACGGGCGAAAAGATAACGCGCGATGATTTTGTCCAGCACATCACCAGCAAAGTCCCCAAGCTTTCAACTACACAGTACGGTGAAAACCCACATTACTTACACCACGGGGAGCGGCAATTCTTAAGCGACACATGGATGGAGGAAGACCTATCTCCCAAAGATGAGGATAAAAGAACAGACCTTTTAGCGCGCAGGGATGCAAGCCCGTTTCATGAGAGAGACGTTTTTGGCGATGATATTGAACCTGGATACAAGGAATACTCCACAGATGGAGGTGATAACTACAGGGAGCGCATCATTAAATTGGGCGGCGATGACCAGTACCAGTCCAGCCACTGGAGGCTTATACCCAACGTGCTTGCCCACATCAGGATGAAAGACCGCGATGCGCCAAACGGCGACAGGCTCCTGCATGTTGAAGAAATTCAGTCAGACTGGGGTCAGCAGGGCCGAGAAAAAGGCTTTCACGACCCCAAGAACCCGTATGAGGTTTACCGAGTAGGCACCAACGAGGTGGTGTCGCGTCACCCAGACTACGGCTCGATGTGGGATGCGTACCGCACACACCCAGAGAACAACAGCATGAACTATGGTGACGCAAGGGAAAGAAAAATCCCAGCCGCGCCATATGTCCAGAACACCCAGCACTGGACTGACTTGGCTATGAAGCACATCATGCGTGAGGCCGCCTTAGGGGATTACGATGGCGTTATCTTTACCCCAGGTCAGGTTCACGCGGATAGATACGGCATGGAAGATGCGAGCGGGATGAAGGGGTATTACGATAACATTGTCCCCAAGAGCGCACTCAGCATTGCCCAGCAACACGATCCATCCATCAAGCCCCAGACCATGAACGTAAATGGGGAATACGATGCTACGCATGTTCCGCTGACAGGCACGGCAAAAGAGTCTATACTGAAGAACGGATTTCCAATGTTCAATCGGGGCGGCGCCGTTGACGGGAAAGCCGAAGGGGGAAGCGCAATGGACAACAACAACCAAAACGGAGAAATGGAAAATGGCACTACACCCATCAATTTTGCAACACGCCCCCAAGCGGGAGAACTTCCAGACGCAGGAGGAATACGAGGAGGCACTGGCGTTCTTCAAGCACAGAACGAAGCACCTCTTGAAGGCCTCCCCCAAGAAATAATCATCCCGATGACGGGTCAGATCATTCAGGCAAGCGCAGACCCACGCATCAGGCAAGTCGCGCGTGACTACATGGCGCAGGCTGGGTTGCCGTACAGCCCACCAACAAAATACGCTAGGTTTGACCCGAAGCGCGCGGCGCGCATTGCTTCTGATTACACCAACATGGAAGACAATCCCGACGATCCCCTGACCAAAGCATCGTACAATGCAATGATTAAGGAAACGATGGATCAGTATCACGCCGCGAAGAAATCTGGCTTGAATATTGAGTTCTGGAACCCAAGAAAACAGGAAGACCCGTACAAAGCATCGCCACGATTGGCCACTGAGGATGTGCGCAGGAACCACCACATGTGGGTATTCCCAACCTACTCAGGGTACGGAAGCGGCGAGCCAATCAGTGAGGATGATGCAAAGAAGAACCCCCTGCTCCAGCTTACTGGTGAGACATGGAATGGCATCCCCGTCACCGTAAACGATGTGTTTCGCGCCATCCATGACTATTACGGCCACGCAAAAGAAGGTCTTGGGTTTCGCGCCGATGGCGAGGAAAATGCGTGGCGCGCACACGCATCAATGTTTTCGCCACTCGCCCGCATGGCGATGACATCAGAGACGCGCGGCCAGAATAGCTGGCTCAACTATGGCCCGCATGGTGAGCATAACCGCAAGGCCCGCACCGAAGACACAATTTTTGCCCCCCAAAAGATTGGTGTCTTGTCCCACCTGTCCCACCACGAGGGTGCTGAAGATTTCATCAAGCCAGAAGAGATCAGCCTGATGGCCTCAATCCGCAGCAGATTTGGCAAGAAACTGGGTGGCGCAGTTGATGCTGCCCTCTCCCTTACGCGCCGATTTACCAAGGATGGGAAGTCTGCTATAAGTGCGCTCAAAACCAAGGGGAAGTGACATGGCTGACATCGTAAACAAGGCATTGTCGCTGACATCGCCAACGCAGGCAAACCCAGTTATATCCCAAAATCTAGAGCCTTACCTTGGGCCGTTTAAATCTGGAACTCCATCGTTTGGCCCTAATCACCCCGCTATTATTCCGCAAAGGTTGATCACCGCAAAAAATCTTTCAGACACAAACACCACAGCAAACACCGTCGATCTTGCAGCACTTAAGTCCACCCCAAAGCTGTTCAGCCAACAAATTAAGATTGTGCGTGGCTATCCCAATGTTCGTGCAGATGTTGCAAAAAACGCCACCAATGACGCGCTTGCCGAACACTTTATTGACCATGCAACTCAGAATCTTTTGGCGCTTCATGACGCAGTTTCGCCAGAAATCAGGAGGCGCGCCCGCCAGTGGTACGATGGAGCGCGGGCAATCACAGACAAGTGGTCGAAGGATTACAATGTCCCCGATCACGCAGTGGCGGGCGTTCTTGCAGCCATGTCACCGCAGAAAGACTGGTATCAGAACGTGTCTCTCGCCCACCGTGTTATCCACACTATGAAGGGTATGGGGGAAAACTTCTATCATGGCTTCACGTTTAGCCCTGAAATGGAAGGAACGTTGCAAAGAATTCCATCCCTCAATAAAGCTAAATACGCTGGCATCCACAACATGATCCGTGGAAAATCTTTGGGAGACATTGATCGTGATAACATTCCAGATGACGAAAAAGCCATTGCAAAGGCAATGTGGATTAGGCTGCACGATCAAACATACAACTCAAAAGATCACCGCATCGTAAACCCAGAGGAAACTTTTGGCGATTTCGTAAAGACAAAATCTGGAAAGAACGCAGCGGCTGGATGGGGTTCATTAACAGAAATTGCAAAAGCCATTCAGGCAATGGACAATGCTCACGATCCAGAAAAACTGTCTGAACTTATGGGTGAGAAGCATAAGGTTCGAAACTTTTACAACAACATTTTGCACCCAAATTCGTCTAAGGGTGACGTTACCATCGATACGCATGCTGTTGCTGCGGCCTTGATGCGCCCCTTGTCGGGCAACTCTTTGGAGGTTGCCCACAACTTTGGGTCTTCTCCAGGTAAAGGCCTTGTTGGCGCTGGTGGATCGTCTATTTCTGGCGTTCAAGGTACATATCCAATATACGCCGAGGCATACAGGCGCGCCGCAAAGGCGCGTGGGATTCACCCTCGTGAAATGCAATCAATTACATGGGAGGCCGTAAGAGGCCTATTCCCAGACACCTTCAAGACAGCAAAAAACGCCAAAGACATTGACAGCGTTTGGGCCAGATACCGAAATGGGGAGATATCTCAAGATGAAGCAAGAAATCAAGTCGTCAAAAAAGCAGGGGGCATCCGTCCCCCAACGTGGTTTACAGGAGGCGCTAGTCAGCCTCATGCAGCGCGCGGGGGTGCCATTGACGCGCGAAGCATATCTCGATCTGGAGTTTCACGGGAACCCTCCAGAGCATCTTACGGTGGAGCAGGAAATGGATATGCCAGCCTCTCTACGCCGCAAGGCGCACCAAAAAACATAGATCGTGCATTGAAGCTCACTTCGGTGTACAATGAAAGCGCAACAGGGACGCCTGGTAACCTCAGAGGATTAAAAAATGGACGCTAAAAGCCTACGCGAGGCAATGAAGCAGAAGGCCAAGCGCCTCTGTGGAGCCACTTCAGAAAAAGTTGACGCATCGACGTTCACCCCAGCGGAGCCGCTGAATGCAGACGTGAAGACAGGCGCTCGCCCAGTCTCTCGCCGCACATTCAAGGTTGGCGGCAAGGTTTCTGGCGCTGAAGCCATGACCCACGCTGGCCGCACCCCGCGCAAGTCGGGCGGCAGTACAATGCAAAAGTTTGGAAATGGCGGAAAAGCTCATTTTACAGACGAAAATACAGATGGCCAATACTCAAAGCCCCAACTTGATCGCTTCAATAAAACCTTGAAGGACAAATTAAAAGCTTCTGGTATTGATGAAGATCATCCAAACTATGATGATCACGTTGAAAATCTTGCTGGAAAGATTATGAATTCTATCCGCACCCCGCGCAAGTCGAGTGGCAAGGCGGAATACGCCAACGCTATGATCAACCGTAACGTCAAGGATGCCAACGAAGAGCGCGAAGGCATTAAGCATGTGGGCGGTTTTAAACGTGGTGGCAAGACCGAGGGTTCTACTAGGGACATGATGGAAGACAAGAAGATGGCTGCCAAGATGGGCATGACCATGAAGGAGTTTGAAGCTTCACACGCTGACGAGATGCACGACATGCCAGCCAAGGGCCGTGCTA